TATGGTCTTTTTAAGATTGAAAATGAAGTAATAACATATACAGGAATTACTACAAACAGTTTTACTGGTTGTATTCGTGGATTTAGTGGTATCACAACATATCATGCAGAAAATAATCCCTCTGAACTTACTTTTTCAAATACGAATGCTATTAATCATGAAACAGACTCTACTGTTTTAAATCTTAGTGCTTTATTTTTAAAAGAATTTTACAAAAAAACAAAAACAACGTTAACACCAGGTTTAGAAAATGTAGATTTTGTTAAAAATTTAGACGCAAGCAATTTTATAAAAAGTTCAAGAGCATTTTACCAATCTAAAGGAACAGAAGAATCTTTCAGGATTTTATTCAACGTATTATATAATGAAACTCCAAAAGTTGTTGATTTAGAGGAATATCTGATAAAACCTTCATCAGCAGAATATATTAGAAGGGAAATAGTTTTAGTAGAGGCAATAAAAGGAAATCCATTAAAATTATTGGGTCAAACAATTATAAAATCATCAGACTCTGCAACTAGGGCACCGATTGCAGCATCAGTCTCTGATGTTTCACCTTTAACTAGAAAAAACAAATTATATTTTAAATTAGGTTTATTTGTAGGATTTAATGATAAAGATTTAATTGAAGGAACCTTCACTATACCTGGCATTACAAGATCTATAACAAATGTATCAGCAGGTGCTAGTGTTTTGACTGTTGATTCAACAGTTGGTTTTGGAACAACTGGATTTATTGTTTCTGGTATTAATACGAACATTTATTATGGAAGTAAATCATTAAACCAATTTTTTGATTGTGAAAATATAGTTTCACCAATATCACCCACTGATGATGTTAGATCAAATGTATTCTACTATGGTTATGAAGAAGGAGATTTAAATAAAGTTGTTGAATTACGTATAACAGGTGTTTTATCAGAATTTAAACCAACAACTGATATTAATTTAGTATCAGAGGGGGAAAAAATAACTGTAAAGAATGTTGGTGAGAAAATAACAGATACAGGTACAAACAAATCAAGAAAACAAATATTTGCTAATTCTTGGATTTATAATACTGCCTCAAGATTCCAAGTTGAAAGTATATCTGGGGATAATTTTGTTTTATTTACAAACGACATTGATAAATCAAGTATTAAGGTAAATGATGAGATTGAAATACTTTTTAGAGATGAGGAAAATATAGCAGGAAGTGGTGTTGTTAATAGTGTGAGTGTATCTACAAAAACAATTAACATAAATCCCCTAAGTGGTGTTTTACCAGGTAGTACATTTAGCACTGAACCAAATAGAACATACGACATCAGAAGAAAAATTAAAACAGCAAAAAGTTCTGTTGTAGACATGGAATTTGGTAATAATGTCATTACTTCAGATATTACCAATGTTTATAATGATTCTGATGAGAGAATGTATGTTGCATCTAATTCTTTACCTTCATATACAATTAATAAATCTATAACTCAATCTGTTATTCCTAATGCAACAGCAAATGTAGATATACAGGGTTATAATCCAAACACACTCAAATATAGTATAATTTCTTTCTCTCAAGATGTTGGTTTTATAACTGGAGATGAAATAAGTTATTCAGCGCAAGGAACAATTATACCAGGTTTAGAAGAGGGAACATATTTTGTAGAGGTCATTGCTAAAAATCAAATTAGATTATATAGATCAAGATCGTTTATTCCTGTTGTTGATTTTATAGAATTTGAACCATTACCAGCAAATACTGGAACACATACTTTTTCTTTAATAGGAACTTTAGATCAAAAAATAAGTCCTCAAAAACTATTAAAAGAATTTCCACTTGAACCTAACTTAAAAAATTCAGATATAATATCTACTACACCAAACCCCACTGGTTTATTAATAAATGGAGTTGAGATATTAAATTATAAGTCTAATGACCAAATATATTTTGGACCAATAGAAGATATTAATGTATTAAATCCAGGATTAGATTATGACTTAATTAATCCTCCTGTGTTTAATGTTTCATCACCTGGCACAGGAAAAACAACAGCTTTAGTGCAACCAGTTGTTTTAGGAACAATTACAGATATTCAAATAGATCCACAAGATTTTGATATACAGCAAGTGCTTTCAGTGGAAGTAGATGGTGGAAATGGATTTGGTGGAAGTTTTGAACCTGTTTTATTAAGTAGAAGAAGAGAAATATCATTTGATGGTAGATTAGTTTCTGATTTTGGAGGTGTTGATAATGTAAATGAAACCATTACGTTTTTATCTGACCATCATATTGCAAGTGGGATTCCTTTAATTTACAACGCAAATGGTAATATTCCATTAGGAGTTGGAACTGTCGGAAATGATGCTCTATCTGTTGTTGGACTTGGCACAACTAGTTTAGTTGATAAAGCAATCTATTATCCCTCTGTCGTTAATTCAAATACGATTAAATTATTCCAGAGTCTTAATGACTATAACACTGGTATCAATACTGTAGGATTCACAACTTTTAACAAAGGTGGTATTCATAAATTTAAACTTTTAAGAGATGAAAAAACATTAAAAGATATAAGAGTTCTTGATGGTGGAGAATACGAAAATAGACAAGCGTTTGTTAATCCAACTGGGATAAGTACAACTGATCATACAATATTTTTCAAAGATCATAAATTCTTTACAGGTGAAAAAGTTGTTTATAGTACCAAGGTTGGATTAGGAACAACTCAACCACAAACCATATCTGGATTATCAACATATACTGGTATTAATACAACATCAAATTACTATAGTGTGTTAAAAATTGATGAAAATACGTTTAGATTAGCAGATGCTGGTATAGGTGGCACAATAACTGATAATTTTGATAGAGATGATTATATTAAATTCCCAAATTCTGGAACTGGATTCCAAGTATTTAAATACCCTGATGTAAATATAAAGATAAATTATGAACTTGCTAATACAGATGTTGGTGTTATCACTGCAACACCAGTTATCAAAGGTGGAATATCTCAACTATTTTTATATGAAAAAGGAAGTGGATATGGGTCGGAAATATTAAATTTAGAAAAACCTGTAAATATAACAAGACAGTTAGGAAAAAATGCAGAGTTAAAACCCATCATAACAAATGGAAGTATTAGTCATGTAGAAATACAATCAAAAGGTGAAAATTACACAAGTGCTCCTGATTTAGAAGTAGTTGGAATTGGAACAGGAATAGGTGGAAAATTAAGAGCTGTTGTAGAAAATGGAAAAATAACTGATGTAATTATTTTAAATGGTGGAATTCAATATGAAGAAGATAAAATATCCGTGGTTGTTACTAATCGTGGTAGTGAGTTAAAAGTTGAAACAAATATTAGAAGTTTATATACAAACTCATTTGAAAGATATGGTAATGAAGCTTTAATAGAATCTGAGGGGACATTAAAATATTCTATTGTTGGATATTCTACTCAAATTGGAAATGATACGTTTGGAGATGATGGTGTAAAACACTCACCTATTATTGGTTGGGCATATGATGGTAATCCAATATATGGTCCTTATGGATATAGTGATCCTAATGATAGTAATTCTGAGATTAGGATATTGGACACTGGTTATGAATTAGATGGATCTGCTATTATTGATAGACCTCCCTCATTTAGTAATGGGTTTTTTGTTGATGATTATAAGTTTACTAATGTTGGTGATTTAGACATTCATAATGGAAGATATTGTAGAACACCAGAATACCCAAATGGCATCTATGCATATTTTGCTGGCATAACTTCAATATCCTTAGAACCTAAGTTTCCATTCTTTATTGGTAATAGTTTTAGGTCAAATCCTGTTGAAAATAATTATAAGTTAACACAAAAAAGTTTTAACATAGAAAAATCTAATTTAATAAGAAATACATATCCTTACAAAGTATCAGATGAATTTGCAGATAATGATTTCATCGTTGAATCAAATGAAATATCTCGACAAGTTACAGTAGTTGAATCAACATCATTTGGATCAGTTGACTCAATTCAAATTTTAAATTCAGGTGATAATTATAAAATAGGTAATACTGCAGAATTTGATAATACTAATACAAAAGGTGGTGGATTAAGTGTATCTGTAAGTGAATTAAAAGGTAAAAATATAACATCTATTGAAACGAATACTGATACGTTTAATGATGTGGTATTGACAAGAAGTAAAAATGGAAACTTCTCAGCTTTTATATCAACTTCACCATCTCTTAACAATGGTGATATAGTTTCTATATCAGGTATAAGCACAACACTTGTAACTGGATTAAATGATTCGTTTAGTATCGCAATAGAAACTGGAAGAACTGTACTTTATCAGGAAGTTCCCAATTCTGCTACAACTGGAGTTGTAACTGACATATATGTCTCAAGTATACCAGAGCAAATTTCCATCGGAAGTAGCATAGGTATCGGAACAGAAAAACTATTAGTTCTTAATAAATTTGATGTAAATAAAATTTTAAGAGTAAAAAGAGGATCGGTATCTGGTGTTCATACCGTTGGAACTCAAGTTGATGTGCTTCCAAATAAATTTACACTACTTAATTCTGGAATAGGTGTAACAGAATTTGATTCAAAAATAAATGACCAAGTATTTTTTAATCCTCATGAGGCAATTGGAGTTGGAACTGTTGTAGGTTTAGGTTCAACATCATTATCAACTTTAGGTGATTTAATAAAGGTTGTTTCAACACCACTTCAAAGTATTAGATTACCAAATCATCCATTTACTAATAATCAAAGAATTACTTTAACAAAACCAAATGCAGGATATGCTTTAACTGTTTCAAAAGATGATGGTGTGACTACATTTAACATTCCAGAATCAGGAAATACTCAGGATGTCTTTGTAATCAAAAAATCAGATAATTTCATTGGTATTGTTACACAAGTTGGATTAACAACAAATACACCAGGTTTATCATTTGTAGGAGATACAAAAGTTGGTTCAAGTAGTTTTGAATATTCTTTCAGAAGTAATTTTAATCAGATAACATCTAAATTGGAGAGAGTTGTGTCTACAATTGGACTCTCCACTGCTCATGGTCTTGATAAAGGTGAGTTAATCTCATTGAACATAGTGCCTAATCAATCAGTTGGTATTGGTACATCTACTCATGTAAATGTAAAATATGATTTAGACTCTGAAAAACTATTAATAAATTCAAAAACATGTTCGACCAGTGGTATAAATTCATCCACTAATAATGTAAATATAGTAGATCATGGATTTTTAACTGGTCAAAAAGTTTATTACACTTCAAGTAATCCAATTGAAGGTTTAAATAATAAGGAATCATATTTTGTTTATAGAGTAGATGATAATAATTTTAATTTAACAGAAACACTAAGAGATGTGATATTTCCTGTTAGACTAATAGATTTCTCTTCTACAGGAAGTAATCATGAATTTTCTTTAGTAAATCCAGAAATTAATGTAGTAAGAAATAACAACCTTGTTTTTGGGATTGGACACTCATCATTAGAAGGATTTGACTTTAAAATATTTTATGATGATCAATTTAAAAATGAATTTGTTTCTACAGGAACTACTAGCTCATTTCAAGTAACTGGAGTCGGAACTGCTGGAATAGGAACCACCAGTATCAATAAACCAACTGATGCATTACTTACTTTAAATTATTATGAAGATAATCCTATTAGATTATACTATAATGTTCAAAAGAGTGGATATATAAGCACTTCTGATTTTGTTGATGTTTCTAATGCTTCAAGTATTAATTATGTTGATAGTGTTTATAATGGTAAACATAGAATTTTTAACACCTCAATAGGTTCAACTACATTTGATGTATCACTAGTTTCAAAACCTGAAAAAATTTCATACGCTTCAACAGAAACAGAGATATCAAATTATACCACTAAATCTAAAAATGCAACAGGTCCAATTGAAAATGTAACTATTAATTATGGAGGTATTGGTTATAAAAGTTTACCAAATTTTGTAAGTATTGCATCAACCCAAGGTGTCAATGGTGTGCTTTTACCAAATTCAAAAACAATTAATAAAATTAATAGCACAAGAATATTAAATCCTGGTTTTGAATACTCATCAGATAATACATTAGTGCCAGAGGCATTTGTATCTCCGTTAATTTCTATAATAAATTCAAATACAATTTCTAATGTTGAAGTTATATCTGGAGGTAAAAATTATACTTCTGCTCCTGACTTGGTTATTGTGAACCCTGATACAGGTTTACAAGATACAAGTGGTTCAATTCAAGCACAGATAACTGGTAGTGCAATATCTGAAGCATCAATTATTGTACCTCCTAGAGGATTACAACCTGTAACGCATCAAATATTTGCACTTAATAATAGCAATGGAGCTACTATAAGAACTGTTCAATTTAATCCATCAACAGGTATCGTTACTTGTACGTTGGTTACACCAATTTTAGGATTTAGCACATCACCATTTACAGTGGGTGAAAAAATATTTGTTGAGGGAATACAACAGTATACGGATAACACAATAACTGGTGGTGATGGATTTAATTCTGATGAAAATGGTTTTAAATTCTTTGAAGTTACATCAATGATTAATAATAATCCAGCAACTGTTGAATTTAATTTATCTAACATAACAAGTAATCCAGGTGTTGCAAAAACAAATCAAAACCTATTTGCACAAATCGTAAGTAAAGATGATTATCCAGTTTTTGAAGTATCGCAGAAAATTTTTAATTTTGTTGTTGGAGAAAAAATATCTGCATTAATAGGTGATGTATTCAGACCTCTAGAATTATCAGTTTCTGAATCTACAGATGAGTTTATAAAAATTGTTGAAGACCAACCAGGTGCATTTGATTTATTTGCAGGACAGAAAATTAGAGGATCAAATAGTGGTAATGTAGCAACTATTAATCAAATAGTTAATAATAAAGGTCAGTTCTTAGTGGATTATTCATTAAAACAAGATCAGGGGTGGAGAAATGATATTGGTAAATTAAATCAAGATTATCAGGTTATAGCAGATAATAATTATTATCAAAATTTATCTTACACTGTTAAAAGTTCTATAACTTATGAGGATTTAATAAATCCTGTCAATCGTCTTCTTCATACTAGTGGACTTAAAAACTTCGCTGATGTTGGAATTACTTCTGCAACCAGTGCTGGTGTAACAACAACCACTTTTCTTGATGCTTTAGCATTAGATTTAATAGATGAAAAAAGAGTAGATACGATAAACAATTTTGATTTTGCTGTAGACGTTGACGTTGTAAATAATAAATCTAAATTCCTTAGATTGCAAAACACAAAATTATCACCATATATTGAATGTAGAACTAATCGAGTTTTAGAAATAGATGATATAAGTCCTCTATTTTCAAATACCTCAACAACTTTATCTAAGTTTTTAACTATACCTATAAACACTAATTACGCACGATATTTAATTCAACTTAGAAATCCAAATAATAATTATATTCAATTATCAGATATTGTTCTCTTTATAGATGAAGATGATATATTCACTGCTACACAAACTGTGGGTGTTACATCTACATCTGAACTTGGAAGTCTTCAATTTGAACTATCTGCTGCTAATTCTATAAATTTAATATTCCAACCTGATGATGCAGATAATAATGATTATGATTTAAAGATATTCCAAAACACATTCAACACAGATATAGCTGGTATAGGTACACAATCCATCGGATTCATAGATTTGACAGGAAGTAGTAAAATTGTATCAACAGGTTCCTCTTCTGAAATTATATCATCAAATATCAACAATACTGATGCATTCTTCACTTCAATTGAGGTAAAAGATCCAACAACAACTGAAACAAATTTTGTTGAATTATATGCAACTCATGATGGTACAAATACATATATTTCCGAATTCTTTACTGATTCTGAGGGATCTGCTGTATCAAACTCTATTGGTGAATTTGTAAGTGGAATTTCAACAAATATTTTCTCTATTAATTTTGTAAATGACGAAGCAAATGAAATTTTTGTTAAATCTTCAGTGATAGGAATTGGGACAACCGCAACTGGAATAGGAACTTATAGATTTAAGTCATCAGGTCAAATTGATGGATCTGAAAGAACAGTTAGATTTGAATCAAATTATGCTAATGTTTCTACTGCAACAACAGTATCTTCATTCATACATGAAGAAGTATCTAGTTTTAAGAGTATCGTAAGAGTATCAAGTGGTTCTACAAGTGCTTTACATCAAGTTATTGTTGTACATGATGAATCAGATACATTTACCACACAATATCCTTTCTTATCAATAGGTAGCACATCTGGTATTGGAACGTTCTCTTCCTCTTTAAAGGGAAATAATTTAAACTTCAATTTCCATCCAGACCCCGAATTTACTGGAGGAACAAATAACGTACAAGTTCAAGTTTTTAACAAAATATTCTACAAAGATCTTGACTTATTAAATTTACCATTAGATTTACAATATGGAAGTGTTACTGAATCATTATCCATAGCGCAATATGATGCAATTAATGGGTCAAGATCAAATAAAAAAAGTTTTGTTTTACAGAGCAATGCTAAACCAATATTCCAAAAGAACTTTAATCCATCAGATCCAAACGTATTAAACTTAGCAACTGGTGAATTTAATATAGTTGATCATTTCTTTGAAACTGGTGAAAAAATAATTTATTCACCTGGTTCAACATTTACAGGTGCAAGTGTTGCAGGAATTACAACAGCAGGTGGTGCGTTAGCAGCTGGAACAGAATTATTTGCTATAAAAGGTGGAATATTGCAAAATAATGGTGATAAATTTTTAGTTGCGAAAAATAAAGCAGATGCATTAGCTGGTATTGCTTTAACATTTTTAACTTCTGGTTCAGGTAATAATCATGAATTTGAAATGTTTAAGAAAAATGAGAAAGCATTGATGTCCATTGATGGAGTTATACAATCACCAATCGCATTCACACCTATATCAACAACTTTAGAATCAAATATAACTGATAGTCAAACTTTATTCAGTGTTGCAGGTATTTCATCAATAAACACTGGAGATACAATTAAAATTAATGATGAGTACATGGAGATAACAAATGTGGGGTTAGGAACCACATCTGTTGGTCCAATAACTGAGACTGGTAATATTAATTTAATTGAAGTTAATAGAGGATATATTGGGTCAGCTGCAACAAATCACTCTACTAACGATGTAACTAGATTATTCTCAGGTGGTTATAATATTGTTGACAGCACTGTTCATTTTACTGAAGCACCAAGAGGAACAAATAGAACACAAAGAACTGCTTCTAATTTAGAACCTGTTAGATCTAAATTTACTGGTAGAGTTTTCCTTAGAAAAGATTATAGTACCAACGTAATATTTGATGATATATCAAATCAATTTAGTGGAATAGACCAAAATTATAGAGTAAAAGTTGGTGGTGCTGATACTGTTGGTATTAATACAGGAAGTAGTATTTTATTGTTAAATGGAATATTCCAAACACCAACTACATTTAATAATTTAAATAATAATTATGATTTTGCTGGTATAGGTGCAACAGCAACAAATATTGTATTTACTGGTATTACCTCAAGCAATGGTTCATTAATTATAAACGATAGTGATGTTAATCAGAACCAATTACCAAGAGGTGGTGTTATTGTATCATTAGGTTCAACTGGTGGTTTAGGTGTTGCACCCTTAGTAGGTGCGAGAGTAAAGGCAACTGTGGGTGCTGGAGGAAGCACAATTGTAGGTGTTGTAGGTGTGGCTACTACTGGTTCATCATATGGAATTAGCACAGCCTCATACAATAATTTAACAGGTGAACTCGAAGTCACCACTTCAACAAATCATAATTTTGGAGACATTAACGAATTTGTAAGATTAGATGGTCTAACATTCAATCCTTCCTTACCTATTGCAAATGATACCTCATTTGGTTTAGTTGGAATTTTATCATCGAAGACATTCATAGTAAGCATAGGATCTTCAACTCAATCTCATGATTATGTTGGTTCAGGAACTGCATTTGAATACTTACATGATTTAACTTTTGGATCTGGATATAGAAATCCAGTATCAGTGGCAGTTACTGATTTAACAGGTAATGGTTCAAGTGCTGATATTTCGGCAGTAGCTGGTGATGGTGGTGTATTATCATTTACAATTAATAATGTTGGCACAGGATATGAAACACCTCAAATACAAGTTTCATCTCCATCTTATTCAAATTTACCAGTCACTGGTGTTTCTAGGAGAGGTATCGGATCAACCACCGATACAGGAACTGGAGCTAAGATAACTGTTGGTGTTAGTGCTGCAAACACTTCAGTAGGAATTGGATCTACGTTATTTACTGTGTCTAGTTTTGTGTTGGAGAATACAGGATATCAGTTCCAACTAGGTGATGTATTTAAACCAGTAGGTTTAGTAACTGCAATTGGTGTTACAACTCTTACTGATTTTGAATTGACTGTAACAGATGTATTTAATGATCAATACTCATCATGGAATTTTGGTCAATTTGACTTTATTGATTCAATAAAGGAACTTCAAGATGGTGAAAGAACAAGATTCCCATTAATATATAATGCAAATCTTTTAAGTTTTGAGAAAGCAGACGACTCTTTACTTGATTTAAAATCATTACTTTTAATATTCGTTAATGGTGTTGTTCAAGATCCTGGTGAAGCATTTACATTTGATGGAGGAACATCCTTTGAATTTACTCAAGCACCAGATCCAACTGATATAATAGATATATTCTTCTATAAAGGCACTCAAGGTGTAGATACTGTTCAAGTCTCAGCTGGAGCTTCAGTTGCACCAACAATTAAAGTTGGTGACTCTGTTCAACTGATTAAGAATTCAGGAATCACAACATCTCAAGATCCAAGAGTGATATATTCAATATCAAGTTCAGATGAAGTTGAAACTAATTTATACAATGGTCTTGGAATTGATGAAATAAATGCAAAACCTTTGCAGTGGACAAAACAAAAAATAGATAAAAAAATAAATGGTGAATTAGTATTTAAAACAAGGGATTCTATCGAACCTTTAATTTATCCAACTGCAAGGATAATATCCGATGTTGGTGTTGGTGATACCATTTTATTTGTCGATAATGCATCATTCTTCGATTATGAAGAGGATTTTTCAACAACTGATGATTTTGAAATAGGAGCAATTGGAGGTTTGATAGTTGAATCAACAGATTTAGTTGCTGCTGGATTAACTGCAATTGTATCAGTCGCAGGTACAATTCAATCGTTAGACATTACTAACGCAGGAAAAGGTTATGTTGGTTCTGCTATAACTGTCTCTATAGCTGCACCTGCTACTAACAACTATTATTCAATTACAACTTCTACGACACCCCCATCAGGATTAACAACAGCAACAGCGACAGTATCTGTATCTAATGGTAGTCTAAATACAGTTACCATAACAAATCCTGGTTTTGGGTACACTCAAACTAAACCCCCTCAAGTTATAGCTCCATCTCCTACTTTGAAGAAAGAGGATATCGATCTAATAACTAATGTTCAAGGATTTGATGGTGATGTGATAGGAATAGCAGTCACAGGTGGTGTAAATGGAAATGCAACAGCTATTAAATTTACATTAAGTGAGGACACAGGAGCAGGTTCTGGAAATCCAAAAGGTGTATTTTCTAATTTACAAGTTGGATATCCAGTTTATATTTTTGACACTAATGTCGGTCATGGTGTCACATCTGTTTTCAGTGATGGAGCTGTTGTTTCAACAGGAACAACTTGTTTGGATAATGTTTATTTAATTGATGATATTAATTTATCTAATAAATCAATTATATGCAATATAATGACAGGTGTAAATACAACAGGTGTAGTTACATCATCAACTGGATTTAGTGGTAGATTCTCATGGGGTAGATTGACAGGGAACGGTCTTGTTAGATCTTCTAATCCCATATCCATTGGAGTAACAGGTAAAACATTATACTCTGGTATTTCAACTTTCCCAACAATTCAAAGAAGAGATTTTGGACTTAGAGACACTGGTGCTCTGAGAAAGAATCTCCCCTAGTATAAATATAGAAAAAAGCTAATGATATGGCTGCAATTGTAACTGATCAATTTAGAATTCTAAACGCAAATAATTTCGTAGAGACAATAGAAAACTCTGCAAATTCTTATTATGTTGTCGTAGGACTTGCTAACCCAACCTCTCCAATTGTTGGTTTTGGAAGAAGTGAAACTTGGAATACAGAAACACCTAATCCAATTGACAGTATAAACTATGTAAATCATGTAAATGATACAACAACTTTTGGAAAAAAAGTGACTGGAGATAATGTAAGAAGATTAATAACTAGGAGAAATTGGTCACAGGGAACAAAATATGAAATGTACCGTCATGACTATAGTTTAAAAAATCCCTCACCAATAACAAGTAATTCTAGATTATATGATACAAGTTACTATGTAATGAATCAAAATTTTGATGTTTATATTTGTTTAGATAATGGATCAAGTGGAATTAATACAACAGGAAATGCATCTCAGGATGAACCTGTTTTCACTGATTTAGAACCTTCAAGAGCAGGTGAAAGTGGTGATGGTTATATATGGAAGTATTTGTTTACAGTTCCACCTGGTGATATAATAAAGTTTGATTCTACAGAATACATCTCTGTTCCTAGTAATTGGCCAACTGCATCGACAACTCAAATTCAAGCAGTTCGAGAAAATGGTGATTCAACTGTTAATAACAATCAAATAAGAAAAATCTACATTGAGAAACAAGGATTTGGGTATCAAACCAATCTAAGTGGTGTAGAGGTAGATATTATTGGAGATGGATCAGGTGCAAAAGTCGTAATAGATACTGATAGTGAAGGAAAAATAACAAAAGCTATAATTTCTTCAGGTGGAACAGGATATACTTTTGGTATGGTTGACTTGGGAAGTATTCAAGGTTTAGGTACCCCGTCTGTTAGAGCAAAATTAATTCCAATTATACCTCCATCTAGAGGTCATGGTTTTGATTTATATAAAGAACTAGGAACTGATAAGTTACTTGTTTATGCTAGATTTGATGATTCTACTAAAGATTTTCCAACTGATACTAAATTTGCACAAATAAGTATAATAAAAAATCCAGTAGTAAATGGAGTTGGATCAACCACCATATTCACAGCAAGTGAATTTTCAAGTGTCAATGCAATAAAAGTCATATCACCAACTGGTGATCCTGTAATAGGTGAAAAAATAACACAAACTGTGACAGAAGGAACAGCAAAAGGATATATTGTTTCATTTGATTCAGATACAAATGTTTTAAAATATTATCAAGATAGATCATTATATTTTAATGATACTACAGGAGATCAAACTGATTATAATAATTTAAGTTCAGAGGCAAAGGTGTTAAGTTTCCAATCAAGTGCTGAACCAATCAATGCCGCTGGAGGATTTCAAGCATCGGTTGACCAAAATTTTAGTGGTATAAGCACTAATCCATCTGGTAACAAAGTAGTTTCACTAGGTGTAAACTTTGAAAATGGTCTTGCTAATCCTGAGATAAATAAAGGGTCGGGTGAATTAAT